TTTGTGAACAGTTCCCTATTTGTGCTGAAGCACTGGAGTGGTTATGAATTTTAAAGTTACCCTAGAAGACTATCAGAAAGCAGGCGAGGAGTTCTGGCCTAAGTATGATTATGTTGCAAAAGAATTGGGTGAAGGTGCTAAACCTGAACAAGTTCTTAAAGTTATGGAAACTCTTGCAACCGTTGCAATGCGAGAGAAAGTGGAAGAAAAAATTGGTCCATTCGGTTTTAACAAAAAGGAGAAAAAAGATGGCAACGTACCCAGTAGTTAATAGGGTCACTGGTGAACAAAAGAGTGTTGTACTCAGCGTTCATGACTGGGACCAGTGGAAAGTAGATAATCCTGATTGGGACAGAGACTGGAGTGATCCGTCTACCTGTCCTGCATCTGGTGAGGTTGGTGACTGGAGAGACAAGATGAAAAAAACTCATCCTGGTTGGGCAGACATCATGAAAAACAAAGTGATCCCTAAAGCACCACGAAACAAAACCATTACTGACAAATACAACTACTGATATGCCTGCTAGAAAGAAGACTACTAAATCACCTGGACAAGGTATGACAGCGAAGCAACGCAAGCGTCGCAAACCAATTAGCGAGGATTATATGATCCCCGTTGAACCTCTTACTCATAATCAAAGTGTATTCTTTGATGAGTGGGACAAGGGTAAGATGATCTATGCTTATGGTGTTGCTGGTACAGGCAAAAGTTTTGTTGCATTGTACAAGGCACTTAAAGATGTACTGAATGAGTACACGCCATATGAAAAGATCTATATCGTTCGTTCTCTAGTAGCAACTAGAGAGATTGGTTTCCTTCCTGGAGACCATGAAGATAAGTCTTCTCTATATCAAATACCATACAAGAACATGGTACAATCCATGTTTGAGATGCCTGATGATGCATCATATGAAATGCTCTATGATAATCTCAAGGCACAAGAAACTATCTCGTTCTGGTCTACCAGTTTCATTCGTGGTACTACACTAGACAATGCTATCGTTATCATTGACGAGTGTCAGAACCTGAACTTCCATGAACTTGATAGTATCATCACCCGTGTCGGACAGGATAGTAAGATTGTATTCTGTGGTGACGCTGCACAAACTGACTTGCAAAAGATTAGTGAACGTACAGGTATCATCGACTTCCAACGCATCCTTCAGAACATGGAGGAGTTTGCATTGATTGAGTTTGGTATCGAAGACATCGTTCGCTCTGGTCTTGTCAAGTCTTACCTTATCAACAAAATTAATCTGGGTCTATGAAATTGTTTAATCACGTAGATCAGATCGATCCTATTGAAATGGTTGCCGAGATGGTGGAAGGCAAACGTATGTACATGACACCAGAAGGTTTCAAGTTTCCGTCTGTCACTACCGTGATTAGCAACAACAAAGAAAAGATGGCGGGCATTGCTAGGTGGCGTGCTCGTGTTGGTGAGAAAGCAGCAAACGCAAAGTCTGCTCGTGCTACTGGTCGTGGTACAAAGTATCACTCTATTGCTGAGGATTACTTTAACAACAACCTAGACCTGAAGAAGTATAGTAAGTTCCCTCTTCCTGTGTTAATGTTCCATCACAGTCGCCCTGTTTTGGACCGCATAAATAATATTTACTTACAGGAAGCAGCACTGTACTCTAAACATTTAGAGTTAGCAGGGCGTGTAGATTGTATCGCTGAGTTCGACGGCGTGCTGTCTATCATTGATTTTAAGACAGCAGAAGAACCCAAGCGTGAGAAATATCTTTACGACTACTTCGTTCAGGAGACAGCATACGCATGTATGTTGCAGGAAAATTACGGGTTGAGTGTTAAACAACTCGTGACTATCGTTGCTTGTGAGAACGGAGAAACTCAAGTGGTGGTTCACCCACCTAAGAAAGAATTCTTTATGAAACTTATGAGTTACATCGACGAATACCAAGAACGATATGGACAAAAAACAATTATTAGAGGATAAATTTATGACCGCTGCGAAATTCTCGCAGGAAGTGGAGAAGATTGCTTTACACAATCCAGATATGAATTACATTGATTCGGTCATCCACTACTGTGAGATGAATGAAATTGAACTAGATAGTGTAAACAAATTGATTAGCAAACCTCTTAAGGAAAAACTCCGTCATGAGGCACAGCAACTAAACTTTATGAAAAAAACCAGTCGTGCGAAATTAATGCTAGTATGAGTTTCTTCCATTCCGATATCGTTAAAGGTGACATACAGGAGATGCTGGAGCTACAGCAGTTCTGTTTTAGATCTGCCATGAACTTCGTCCTCCTCGATCCTGAGAGGAAGATGGAATATTTTGAAGCACTAGAAAAACTGATTGACAAACAGAAAGTATTCTACGCTCGTGCTAAACTGAGCGATGACCCTGAAGCAAAGTCTGTCGTTGAGACCATGAAGCAGGGTGTTATCATGTTGGGTGCCACACCAGACACCACCATTGAAGCAATGTTTGATGAGTTACTACAAAAGGTAGAACGCATGAAGCAACAACTAGAGGCAGGTGGTTGACGCCACGTCACTGACCTGCTACTATTACATCGTTGGGCAGACGGGACTGGGAGACTGGTTCGCACGTAAGACCCAACACACAAACCAAATCCAAAACAATCCGAGGTAATCCTATGTCTTTTGCTGATCTTAAGCGTAAATCCCAGAACAATTTCTCATTCCTGCAGAAGGAACTGGAGAAATCATCCAGCGGTAAGAACGTTGATGACCGTTTCTGGAAACCAGAGGTTGACGCTTCTGGCAACGGGTATGCAGTTATCCGTTTCCTCCCTGCTCCTGAAGGAGAAACTATTCCATGGGCAAAGTTGTATTCACATGCATTCCAAGGTCCTGGTGGATGGTACATTGAGAACTCTCTGACTACACTCAACGAAAAGGATCCCGTTGGTGAAGTCAACCGCCGTCTCTGGAACAGCGGTAGTGATGAAGACAAAGAGACTGCTCGTAAGCAGAAGCGTAAGCTTCAGTATTACAGCAACATCTATGTTGTGAAAGATCCTAAGCACCCTGAGAACGAGGGTAAAGTATTCCTCTACAAGTATGGCAAGAAGATCCATGACAAGATCCTTGCTGCTATGCAACCTGAGTTCCAAGACGAGACACCAGTCAACGTCTTTGATCTTTGGGAAGGTGCTAACTTCAAACTGAAGATCAAGAAGGTCGCAGGTTACTGGAACTACGATAGTTCTGAATTCGATAGCGTCTCTGCTCTCAGTGCAGACGATGATGAACTCGAAGCAACCTGGAAGTCTGAGCACTCGCTCGAAGCATTCACTTCTAAAGACCAGTTCAAATCTTATGAAGATCTTGAGCGTCGTTTGAACCTTGTTCTTGGTATCAGTTCACGTCCTGCTCCTACTCGTCCTTCTGTTGATGATGAAGAGTATGAACCAGTTCGTAGCAACTATGATCAGGCAAGCGATGGTTTCAACGCACCTGACATTACTCCTTCTCCTGTCAAGGAAGAGGCAATCGTTGAAGATGACGATGCCTTGTCTTACTTTGCTAAACTTGCTGAGGAAGACTAATGGATGTAGTTCACGCTTGGAACTCCATGTCCTATGGAGAAGGGTTCCTCTTCTCCCTCTGGGTCATCGGAATGTATTACATTAAACTGAGGATGGATAAGTTCATTCGCTAAACATGTGGGTCTCCTAACCGAGACCCATTTTTATTTTAAGGTTAACCTAACCTTAGTTTACATCTAGATTAAGCAGTGCTAAATTACTATTGGATCAAAAGTCGTTGATCCATTTTTCACAAAGGAATTCCAAACAAATGAAAGCAACCGCTCTTGCCGCACTGGCACTGTCTGCCCTGGCGACACCTGCCTTTGCAGGACCCTATGTTGAGTCCAAACACGAATTTAAAGGCACTGATGATGACTACAGCAAAGCTGTTCATCAGGGTCGCGTCGGTTACGAATGGAAAACTGGTCGCCTCTCTCCTTACATCGAGGCAGGTCTAGGTGTTTCTGTTCCCGATGGTGGTGATAATGATACATTTAAAGCACTTGAAGTTGGTACAAAAGTGAAGATCACTGATAGTTTCTCTGCTTATGGTAAGTGGGAGAACATTTTCCAAGATAGCGATGACACTCGCGACTGGAAGGTTGAAGTCGGCACCAAGTACAAGTTCTGAGGTAGTATAGAATGAAACTCAAAGCAATCGCTGCTGCCCTAGTGGCAGCACCCCTGGTGGTAGCATGTGGTTCCACTGAGAAAGCAAACGAACCGTTTAGATTGAATGGTGCAGGTGCATCATTCCCTGCCATGTTGTATTCCAACTGGTTTACTTCATTCTCTGAAGACACAGGCAACCGAGTAAACTACCAAGCAATTGGTAGTGGTGCTGGTGTCCGTCAGTTCAAAGCTAAGACTGTTGACTTCGGTGCTTCTGATGGTGCTGTAAAGGACAGCAAGCAACCTGCTGAAGGGATGGTTCACATTCCTATGACGGGCGGTGCGATCGTCCCTGCTTATAACAATCCTGGTTGTGATCTGAAGATGACACAGACTGAACTTGCTGATGTCTTCCTTGGTAAGATTGATCAATGGTCACACTTCGGGTGTGATGGTGGTCAAATCAAAACTATCTGGCGCTCTGATGGTAGTGGCACCACCAAAGGTTTCACTAACTCTCTGTCAGCATTCTCTCCTGAGTGGAAGAAGACTGTAGGAACAGGCAAGTCTGTTATGTGGC